AAAGAAAGAACATTGATGATATAACATCGTATCGTATAGAAAAGGAAACCGCAACAAATCAGCAACAAATCGCTGATTTCATTTCCGCCGAAGCGCAAAAAACAGCGGCTGCGCAGAAGGAAGTAGACGCAAGATATACCGCACAGCAGGCACGATTCCAACAATACCTGCAATCATACGAGGGCGCTTTAAAACAAGCCGAAGCTGTACTGAATAACAACAATACAAGCGGTAACTATACCAACACGTTTGAGCATAGGGCAAAAGCCATAAAGGATTGCGAGGCAGCTATCAAATCTCTTAATACCGCCGACGCGGATTATGAGAAGAAGCTCAATAATCTCACAAGTGTATTGCGCAAATTGCAGGCTTCACAGAAAGATGTGAACGATGCCATAAAGGGCGCTCCTGCTACTCCATCCTTTACTTCCGCACAGCAGGCGCTTCAAATCGCCTCGCAGACAAAGACCCTTCGCGACCTTGAGGCTGCGTACAAGGAATTGCAGGCGGCGATGAAGAATACCCGTGTGGATTCTTCGCAGTGGTCTGTTATGAACCAACAGCTTAAGACTACAAAGGAACAGCTGGATGCGGTCAAGAAAAAAATGTCGGAGTTTAAGGAGGAGACCACAAAGGTAACTGGCATTGCCGGTCAGCTCCGCAGTCAGATGGCAGCAATCTTCTCCGTTACGGCGATACAAGGCTTTATCAAAAAGATTGTTGAGGTGCGTGCCCAGTTCGAGTTGCAGCGTATTGCGCTTGGTGCTATCCTCCAAGACACCGAGAAAGCCAACGAGGTATTCAAGCAGGTTCAGTCAATGGCTCTTGAATCTCCGTTCTCTATCATGCAGTTGGAGAAGGCTACCAAACAGATTGCGGCATTTGGCGTTGAAGCCGATAAGCTGAAACCCTCAATCAAAATGCTTGCCGACATCTCCGCAGGTCTGGGCGTTGATATTGACCGACTTATCCTTGTCTACGGACATATCAAGGCAAACAACGCACTACAACAGCTCCATGTACGTCAGTTTACAAATGCGGGCTTTAATATCGCAGGTGAGCTTGCCAAATACTATACCGAAATGGAGGGTAAGCTGGTAAGCGTTGCCGAGGTGACAGACCGTATTCACAAGAAGCTTGTTTCTTTTGCCGATGTCGAGGAGGTCTTGAAACGTGTTACCTCTGCCGGCGGAATGTTCTACGATATGCAGAAGAAGCAGTCAGATTCTCTTTGGGGTCAGATGCAGCGTATCAAAGACCAGTATGACCTTATGATGAACGAAATCGGACAGAGTAACCAAAGCGCCATCTCGTTTGCTTTGACTACTATCCGCTCTCTTATCAAGGAGTGGCGCGACCTTGCTCCCGTCATTACGGCAGCAGCAGCAGCATTTGGTTCATACCTTGTCGTAGGTAAGATGCTGCCAATGATAATCGGATATTTAAAGTCGGTCGTTGTAAGCTACAAATCTCTTACGGCGGCTGCAATGGGCGCTACCGCAGCGCAGGAAGGACTGAACGCAGCACAGAAAGCAAATGCGGTAGGACTTATTGTTTCAGCCGTTACGATGCTTGTTACATATCTTTGGCAGGCAGCACACGCAACCGATGCTCTCGCCGATGAGCTGAACCGCATCTACACCGAGGGTACCACTACAATGTGGAACCTTGCGCATAACTTCGAGGAGCTGGCACAGCAGGCAACAAGCCATACCAACACCTATGAGGACAGAAAGAAAGCTCTTGACGATATTAACCGTATATATGGTGATATTCTGCCGAAAGAGGCCATTCAGATTGAGAACCTTGAGAAGTCGAGGGATAAGTGGGGAGAGCTTACGGAGGCGGTAAAGACCTATGAGCTTGAAAGAATGAAGCAGCTGGCGCAGCAATCAATAAATGCCGAGCTTCAGAAACAGATGGAGGAAATCAAGGTAGACCTTATGGCTACCGCTGGCGACTTCATTAAGTTCAATAAGAGCATTAAAGACACGGAGAAGGGTGTTAAGACGACCATCAATACAATCTTTACCGGTATCGAGGCGGAGATTCTTTCGGGCAGCCTGAAAGCGGAGGACGCTACCGCTGCCTTTATTCAGAGAATGAAGAAATACTACAATCTCTCTGATGAGGTGCAGCTTGTAATGCCTAACGTCACAGAGTGGCGAAGTGCTTTTGGAGATACACTCGCAGCAATGGGACAGACACTTGCTGTATGGCAGGACGATTACGGGAAGAAGTTCAAGAAGAGCTGGCAGAAGATGTGGTATGATGTCAGGAACTCATCTACGTGGGGTGCTACAACCTTTGATATTGTGTCTATCAACACAATGGATAAGCTCAATCAGGTAGCCGACCTTTACAGCGACATGGAGGAAAGATACGGTATGTTCAACGATGCTCTTGCCAATGCAGACACTTACACTGCCCGTCAGCTTGCGCAAAACTCACAGAAGTACGTCAATGCCTTCAAGGACAGAATGAGCGTTGTTGACAACTACATGAAGGTCGTAGAAGGATTCCAAGATACCGACAGGGTTGCAGCGCTTACAAACGGCGACGGTTCTCTTACTGAACTTGGCAAGGCACTTGAATCAGTAAACGAGATTCTGAAACGACTTGGCAAGGCACCGCTTACAATCGAAAGCATTAATGAAGCCCTCGCTTCAAATATTGGCCTGCAGCAGCATTTTCAGGATGTATCGACCGAGGTATTGGGTGGCTTCCTTGCTTGGCTTAAAACGACAAATGACTATGCGCAGAACGATTATCTTCAAGGCTGGGCTAAGCGTGCGCAGAAGCAGGTGAGCGAACTTGGCGGTACGGAGATTCAGAGAAACGTGCAGGCTGTAATGAATCAGATTGCAAGTTCTCTTGGTGTATCGCTTGAGATATTCGATGAGGTAAAGGTAACGGGGCAAGACACGTTCGATACCATCCGTAAGTCTGTTCAAGGATTGATTACGAAGTATCAGGAGCTTGGTAAGGAGTGGGATAAGATTGCAGGTACAATGGTACTTGCCGACCCGACTGCACAGGCGGAGAAGGTAACGGGTATGACAAAGGAGCAGCGTGAGAACCTTGAAACATTCATCAAGGCTCTGCAAATGCTTTTTAGCGGTCTTGGCGGTCTTGACAAGGAGAGTAATAAGAGTGGCAAGGATGAGGTGCTTGAAATGTGGAAGAAACGAATCAAGTACATCGAGGATTTCTTTAAACAATATAAGGAAGGACTAAAGAACTTCTCCAAGGAGTCGGTTGATGAGCAGGTGACAAAGAATTTCTCGCAACTGTTCTCACAGACCGGTATTGACAAACTGCAAGGTCTTAACATCGCCGACCTTATCGCCGGCAATGTAGACGATAAAGGACTTGTCGCAGCCTTTGAGAGGTTGAAAGCCCTTATCCCCGCGCAGTACAAAGACCTTATGGACGAGGTACAGAAGAAGATTTCCGATACCTCAATGTCTATCGACGTGGAGGTGCAGAAGCAAGGAGTGGAGGACTTCAAGAAGGAGCTTCAGGACATGTTCGACAACTACGAGCTTTCAAAGACCTTCAAGGACTTGGGTATTGACATCAACTTCACCACTATGGTGGGTGGCACCCCGACAACCCTTGAGGACTTGAAGAGCAGCATTGATGATACATGGAAGCAGGTACTCGTTAATCAGAAGCTCTACGGAAGCGAAGGAGAGAAGGCATGGAAGGATTATCAGAAGAAGCTCACCGACATTGAGAACAAGGAGCAGCAGGAGAGAATCAAGAACTACGCCAAGTATCTAACCCAAGCGTATGGTGAACGTGCCTCATACGAGCTTGATGCCCTTGCCGACATTCAGAAGATGCGCACCGACATCCTTAAGATAAAGGACGAGGCGCAGAAGAAGATTTCCTCTGCCGATACTACGGAAGAAGAGAAGGAGAGGTTAAGCAAGATAATCAAGCAGTGGGATAATGAACTGGCGCAGGGTATCTCCAACATGAAGGAGGAGATGGAGAAGAAGCTGACGGAGTTTGACTTCAAGGCTTTAACGGAATCCCCGCTCTTTTCTGAAATGTTCCAAGACCTCAGCTCCCTTTCAAACAAGGTACTTGACCAGATGATTGTCAAGATTAAGGAGATAAGGGAGAATACCTCAAACCTTTCCCTTACGCAGATACGCACGCTTGCGCAGTACGAGGAAAAGCTCGCCAACGCGAAATTTGACGCTTCGGCTTTCAAGGCACCCATTGAGGCAATACAGAAAGCCTACAAGCTCCGTGCCGAGGGTATTACCGCACAGAGCGCAAGCGACGACCTTGCGGCGGCGCAGCAGAAGCTCGACCTTTATCAGCAGGAACTGAATGATTTGCAGCTCGTACAGGGCATACTTGACGGAAACCGCAACATCAACAAGGAGGATTTGGTTCTTACAGAGAATCAAAACAAGCTGCTGAAGATGGAGCCCTCATTGATAAGCGCGAAACTTGCCGCTACGAAGGCGAATGTCAAGGCTTCGGAGGGCGAGGTAAGCGACCTTATAGAGTATGTCAATACCTACAAGCAGGCACAGTCGGCAACACAGAAGCTCTCCGCTACCCTGCAGGAGGTCGGTAAGGTTGGAGGAGAGGCGATTGATGCCATCACGTCGGGCATTAAGCTCTTCGGCGGGGAAGTGGACGACAGCACGCAGATATGGCTTGACTTCGCGAAGCAGGTAATAGACCAGTGTGTAACGCTTGGAATCGCTTTCGTAGCCTTGGGTATTGAAATCAACAAAGCCCTTGGTATCATCGGTCTTATAGCCTCTGCCCTTTCCGTTGTCGTGGGACTATTTACCGCTCTTCTTGGAGCGCATGACGCAAAGCTCTCAAAGCAGATTAAGAAGCTGGAGAACAACGTCAAGGATTTGGAGGCAGCTTTCGACAAGCTGGAAAAAGCGCGTGACAAGGCACTGACGGTAGAGAGCTACGACACCGACTACGAGGCTATGGAGGCTAATCTGAAAAAACAGATTCAGGACTATCAGCAGATGATAGAGCTTGAGAGCCGGAAAAAGGACGCAGACGAAGATACGCTTCGCGACTACCGCGACACTATCTCCGACCTGCAAGACCAGTTAGAGGAGCTTAAAGAAACCCGCATTACTGATTTGGGCGGTTTCGGAGAGAGCAACTACCGTGACGTGGCGGAGGACTTCGTGGACGCTTGGCTTGATGCTTTCAAGGAGGCGGGCGACGGACTTGACGCCCTTGATGATAA